TGCAAATAGCGTAACCTAATTCTAAATTAGTTCCTAATCCTGTCGGGTCGAAATTAGTGGCTATATAAGAAGTTGGCACTTCAATTATTTTTATTGTTCCCGATAATCCATCAGCAATTGCGGATAAAACACCTCTTACCGTAGCTGCGGTATTTGGAACATCATCCTGAATTGTCTCTATTAATGTTTGTAACTCTATTCTGTTCATAATATTTATGTATAAATAAACCAATCTTCTGTTTTCCAATCACTTGATTTAAAATCGCCTTTACTCGGTTCTGGTTGCACGAAAACATCGTTCGGATGAAAATTAACCGTAAAACTCATTTCAGCGAAATTTTCCTGTGATGTTTTTCTGGGTATTTCCGGAACTTCTTTCAAACTTGCCCGAATCCCATTTATATAGACAAAAGGCAATCCGAGTATTTTTTTTAACTTAATAAGCAAGGATTTGTCCATTAATTCAGTTCTCCAATGTTCAATTTCTCCCTGTTCCATTGATGCAGTTACCCAACTTTGTGTTGATTCTTCATAATAAGTTACCTGCTCTTGAAGTAAATCTTCGTCATTGTACCAAGCTGTAAAACCGATTGATTGAATTTCGTCTGTTTCCCGGAACTTATAATTAAATTGTGCTGTTTTTTCTGAATCTATCGAAGTAATTCTGAAAGGTTGGCTGTAAAAAGTTTCACCTACTGCCTGAGTAATTTTTAAGTAAATTAATTCCCATCCAAAATCCTGAGTAATATTTGTCAATGACCAAACAAATTGCGGATTTCCGTTGTCTGAATTAGTCAATGATTCTACCATGAAATTATCGGTAATATCTCCTAATTCTTCATCAGAACAAACGGACATTACTTTAACAGTCCAATCCTCTAAATTAATACCGTTCGGTGTGTTTGTGACTTGGATATATTTTTGTGAATTATTTGGAATAAGTTGAACTCCCGAGAAGATAAATTGGGTGTTTATCTGGGAATTCTTGAAGTACATCGCCTCTGACAATGTACGAAAAATGTTTACTACTGGATTTACCATATATTTACCCCTGTTTCACAACGTTGGTTAAAAAAAATATCGCCTAGAACTTATGAGCGCGCTAAACTTCTACTCACACACTATGTAAATTCGTGGTTGCAAACCGAACTAGCTACACTCTCTATTAATATGAGTACGATATTCATAGCAAATATAAACAAAAAATCCTATACGGGTTGTATAGGATTTGTAATTTAGTTTAAGTCGCTTCTGAATAATTTATGCTCTTCCGCAAAAGCAACTATTTAAAGTGCTATTTGCATAGCCTTTTTTACTTCCGGTTCATGCTTTTTATCAAATAACTCTTCTAACGGAATATGATCTATTATTTTTCCAACTATAAGTTGTTTAAATATTTTTTTTGTTACACTCATACTACTGTTCTTTAGCTTGTTTTTGTTGTTCGATTAAATCAGTACCACCCGATCTTTCTTTAAGCATTGCATCAGCCATTTTATAACAATATTTAGCGGATGTAGCTAAATCGTATGTATGTGAATCTTCCATTGAAATTAAACCTTGTAAAACTTGTCCTGCGAAATAATCTCTTAAAGTAAAATTCATTAAGTCATTAGGCAAACTTGCAACTTCATTAGATGTTTTTAAAATTGGGTTTTTCATAATTTAGTTTTTTATTAAGTTAAAAATAAACAAAGTCCATAAAACAGTTGCTAATGCTCCGAAAGCAAATACTATAATTGCGAGGTAGTTTGGTTTGTTTTTTTTTCTACTCCAAACATCAATATCCTTTTGTGTTATGTTAGTGTTTCTGGTAGGTGTTTTCGGCACAAGCGAATCAACATAATCAATTCCTTTGCTACTCATTTCTATTTCTTTGTTTAGTGTTGGTTTCATAATTTAGTTTATTTTAGGTTATTAAAATTAAAAAAGCACCTCGATTAAAAGGTGCTTTAGTTATTATTTCATGGAAACGTACATCTTCATACGTCAACTCAGTTATTATCTTATAACAAATATAATAATTAATTCAATAAGTCCAACCAGTTTTTCAATATTTCTTTTGTTTCTGGAATTGCCCCATTTACACTAACTTTATCGAAGTAAACACCGTTATAAAGCTTTTGTCTGCTGGAATCAAATAAAACTACTTGATTGTCTCTTTCGAGTGCGACCGGATCATAAACTAAACTTCTACCATAATGACCTAGTTTTAATATTTCCGTTCTTCTGGTTACTGTTCGTTTAGAAATACCTAATTCTATAGCTACTTCTTTTGATGTCTTAAATCGTTCCATCTGCCTCTACTATTTCAGGTTCTATTACTTCGATGTTTGTGATTCCGGCCATTTCAAGTGCTAAATTGTGTATTAAAAGATATATCGAAATCAATGAAGAAAATCCAAATATCAATACTCGTCCTTTAAAGCTCCAGTCCATTAAACTGAAGCTTATAAATACCGCACAACCCACAAAATAAAGTAACCCAAAAGGAATTACTATTGATAAAATGTATTTTGCGTATTTCATATCGGGAATAGCATAAAAGGTTTAACTTTAACTTTTTCATATTTCTGTTCACAATTTACGTTAATTGGTTGGTCATTATAGGCAGACGAAAAAGCCTGATCTATTTTTAATGATGCAAAACCAGTTGGCGTTTTTCCTTCTGCAACACCTAATTTAATAGTGTTTATACCGTTGTCACATCTTGCAAAACCATAAGTATTTCCTATGATTATATCGTTTCCTAGTGCGTCTTTCATGGTTAGAATTGTCTGTTTTTATCAATTAAATTAATATACTCCCATTTAACTTTAATAGCTTCTTTTTCACGTTCAGTGATTAAATCTATAACTTCCTGGTCACGAAAAACAATAATCTCATGCCAATACTCTCTGCCTTCAATAACAATGTAGTTGAAAAAATACGCTTTGCTTCTCCCTGTAGCCTTCATTTGCTTTTGCATTTGATAGAAGTACTTTTTATCTACTTCGTTGCTTAAAACAAGTTTAAAAAAGGTATTTGCTTTTGGGCATTTAATTTCTAATACTGCATCATCTGAAACCAAACCGTCTGGGCTTGCTCCTGTTTCTGTTCCATCTTCAAAGAAACCGCAATTTTCTACTTCTAAAAATTTCAATACTTTTAATTCTGAGAACTTTTTAAAGGCTAACGGCTCTAAATCGATACCGTTTTGCATATCATAAGAAATATATTGTTCTTCAACTTGTCCGAATAAATGTTCAATTGCCTTTTCAAAAGCATAAGTTTTGCCAGTTTCTCCAAGTCCTTTAATACCCATTAATTTATGGGTTTCAGAAGCGGTAAATTTACCTAATCTTTGTTCAATCCATTCGTCTGATCTTTGGTTACTTTCCATATTTTGAGTATAATTTTTCCATTTCAGGAGTTATTGAATAATGTTTTTTGATTGCTTCGATTGTCGCTTTTGCTTTGTGAGCTGTTTCAAAATTAGCCTCTGTAAATTCAGGCTTAGCCTTTACTTCAGGTCTTATTGGTTGTATTCTGACACCATCCGTAATAGATCCCATCATTTTAACATTATGGTCAACGAATAACTCAATAATCATTCCTTTCCAATTCTCAATTAAATGACAATCTTTTCCGATATAACCGTCTTTTTTAGCGAATCCGGCAAGTATTTTACTGTTTGTAGAGTTTAGTTTTAATGGCTTAATATCCTGCATAAAATAGCAAAATACGCCATTCATTTTAGTTCCTGAAACATCAACTCCTTCTTCATATTTTACTTCCTTAATTTGGAATATAAGCTTTTTACCTTCGCTTTCTAATGCATCTAAATCGGCACTTGCAAGGTGTGTTGATTTCCTGAACTTTCTCCAGTCTGTTTTTTGTTCTTCCATAATCTTATTTTTAGTTTTTAATAATCGTAATTTGTTGGTTTTCTAAATCGGTTGTGGTCTCTAAACGAAAATACCTTTGCCTGTAACCGTATTTCTTTAGCGTAGTGAATCGTGATATTTGTCGATTGTATAACGC